GCGGCAGCGGCGGACCGGAGCGGAAAACCGAGATTGTGACAACGGGCTCGGGGCGCGAGGAGCGCATTGCGCGCTGGGTGCATGCGAAGCGCAAATATGATGCGGGAACGGGCGTGAAAACGATTGCGGCGCTAGCCGAGATCGTGACGTTTTTCGAGGAGAGACGCGGGCGGCTTTTCGGCTTTCGCTGGCGCGACAGGCTCGACTGGAAATCCTGCACGGTGACGGCGCAGGTTTCGGCAAATGATCAGGTGATCGGGACGGGAAACGGGACAAAGGCCGCGTTCCAGCTTGTCAAAACCTATGGCGGGGCGTTTGCGCCCTATGTGCGGCCGATCACGAAGCCGGTATCCGGCACGGTGAAATTCGCGGTGGCAGGTATTGCGAAGGTTTTGGGCGTGGATGCGGACGTGGATGTCGCGACCGGAATTCTGACGTTCAAGCCGGGGAAAATTCCGGCGAATGGCGCGGTGGTGACGGCGGGGTTCGAATTCGATGTGCCGGTGCGGTTCGATACCGATGTGTTCGAGGTGGATTTTGCGGCGTTTGTGGCGGGTGAAATTCCGAAAATCCCGCTGGTTGAAATCGTGCCCTGAGGCAAACAGATCAAGGAAAAACGAGATGCGGAATGTGCCAGAAGGATTTTCCGGCGCGGCGATGACGCTTGCCCGCTGCTGGCGGGTGACACGCAGCGACGGAAAGGTGATGGGGTTTACCGATCATGATCGCGACCTCGCATTTGACGGTGTGGTGTATGCAGCGGGGACGGGGCTCGAAGCCGCCGACATGGAGGCGACGCTCGGCTTTGCAGTCACGGGTGGCGACGTGGCGGGTGCGCTGGTCTCGCCGAGTCTCACGGAAGCGGAGATTGCGGGCGGGCGCTATGACGGCGCGCGGGTGGATGTGTGGCTTGTGGACTGGACCGCGCCGGAGCAGCGTTTGCTGATTGATAGCGGGGTTGTGGGTGAAATCAGGCGCGAGGGGCAGCGCTTTGTCGCCGAAATCCGGACTTTGTCGCACAGGCTCGACGAGCGGCGCGGGCGGAGTTTCCGCAAATCCTGTTCTGCGGATCTGGGCGATGCGCGGTGCACGGTTTCGCTCCTGGCGGCGGCCTACAGGTTCAGCGGAACGGTGACGGCGACCGACGGGCGCAGCTATATCGTGGCCGTGATGAGCGGGTTTAGCGATGGCTTGTTCACGGGCGGGAAAGTGACGTTTTCGTCAGGGGCTAACAAGGATCTCGCGATTGAAGTGCGAACCCATGCGCAGACGGGGACGACGGGGGCACTGACGCTCTGGCGACCGCCGGGGGCGACGATTGCGGCGGGGGATGCTTTCGTGGTGACGGCGGGGTGCGACAAGCAGATGGCGACGTGCCGGAACGTGTTCAACAATCTCAAAAATTTTCGCGGATTTCCGCATATGCCGGGCAATGATTTCGTGGTTCGCGCGGTCAGTGACGGCGAGGCGAATATGGATGGCGGGAGCTTTTTTCGATGAGCGCGCAGGGTTTGAGCGGGGAGGATCGGCGGACGCGGATTATTGCGGAAGCGCGGGCGTGGATCGGTACGCCGTACCGGCATCAGGCGTCGTTGAAAGGGGTCGGGTGCGATTGTCTCGGTCTTGTGCGCGGTGTGTGGCGCGCAGTGTATGGCGCGGAGCCGGAGGAGCCGGGGCCGTATCAGGCGGGGTGGGCGGAGGCTGCGGGTGCGGAGACGTTGAGAGATGCGTCGCGGCGGCATTTGGACGAGATTTCGCGGGATTTGATGGCTCCGGGCGATCTGCTGCTGTTCCGGTGGCAGGCGCATTTGCCGGCAAAGCATCTCGGCATTCTGACGGAAGCGGACGCGATGGTGCACGCGCATGAGCGGGCCTCGGTGGCGGAGGTGCCGCTCGGGCTGTGGGCGCGGAAAATCGCGCATGTATTCAGATTTCCCGGTTGAAGGGATGGGGTGAGACGATGGCAACTTTGGTATTGCAGGCGGCGGGATCGGCGATTGGCGGGTTTGTCGGCGGGCCGATGGGCGCGATGCTCGGGCGTGCGCTTGGCGGGCTTGCGGGGAATATGGTGGACCGCTCGATGCTTGCGGGCGAGCGGACGCGGGAGGGGCCGCGCCTGACGGAAATGTCGGGGCTGACCTCGACCGAGGGGGCATCGATTCCGCGGGTTTACGGGCGGGTGAGGCTCGGCGGCGAGATCATCTGGGCGACGCGGTTTCAGGAAACGGTGATCACAAAAGAGGATGGCGGCGGCAAGGGCGGGTTCGGTGGGTCGGGCGTGACGACGCGGACTTATGAATATACGGCGAATTTCGCGGTGGCGCTTGCGGAAGGGCCGATCTCCTATGTGCGGCGGATTTGGGCGGACGGGGCGTTGCTGGACCTGACGGCGTACGCGATCCGGATTTACACGGGCGACGAGACGCAGCAGGCGGACCCGTTGATTGTGGCGAAGGAGGGGGCGGAGGCGGCGCCCGCCTATCGCGGTGTGGCTTATGTGGTGTTCGAGGGATTTCCGCTGAAAGCCTATGGCAACCGGATTCCGCAATTGTCCTTCGAGGTGGTGCGGGCGGTCGACGGTGTGAGGCAGGCGGTTCGGGCGATCACTGTGATCCCGGGGGCGGGGGAGTTTGTCTACGAGACGGCGGGCGTGACGCGCTCGGACGGGGCGGGTGCGACCGTAAGCGAGAACCGGCATCAGCTTGTGGCAGCGAGTGATTGGGAGGCGTCGATTGCGCAATTGACGGCATTGTGTCCGTCGCTCGGGTCGGTGTCGCTGGTGGTGAGCTGGTTCGGAGATGATTTGCGGGCGGGAACTTGCCGGATCGAGCCGCGGGTGGAAACGGCCGTGAAAACGACGAACGGTGCCACATGGCGCGTTGGCGGGATCGAGCGCGGGGCGGCAAAGGTGGTCTCGCTCAGTGACGGCAAGCCGGCCTATGGCGGGACACCGTCCGACGCGTCGGTTCTGAAGGCGATTGCCGATTTGAAGGCGCGCGGGCTCAAGGTGACGCTCTATCCGTTCGCGATGATGGATATTGCGGCGGGCAATACTTTGCCTGATCCGTGGACGGGTTTGAACGGGCAGAAGGCCTATCCCTGGCGGGGGCGGATTACGTGCCATCCGGCACCGGGGCAGGCCGGGTCGCCCGACGGGACAGCGGCGGCGGCGACGCAGATTTCGGCGTTTTTCGGGACGGCGCAACCGAGCCATTTTCAAGTGGGTCAGGATACGGTGATCTATACGGGGCCAGCGGAGTGGAGCTGGCGGCGGATGATCCTGCATTATGCAAAACTGGCCGCGATGGCGGGCGGGGTGGATGCGTTCATCATCGGATCGGAACTGATCGGGATTACGCGGGTCAGGAGTGGGGCGGGAATCTATCCGGCGGCAGCGGCGCTGGCCAGTCTGGCGAGCGATGTGAAAGCCGTGCTCGGTGCGGGGACGAAGCTGACTTATGCGGCGGACTGGACGGAGTATGGCGCGCATTCGCCGAGCACTGGCGAGGTGCGGTTTCCGCTTGATCCGCTCTGGGCGTCTCCGGCGATTGATGCGGTGGGGATCGATGCCTATTGGCCGATCTCCGATTGGCGGGACGGGCCGTTGCATCTTGATGCGGGCAGTGCGGGATCGGTTTATGACCGGGCCTATCTCAAGGCGCGGTTTGGTGCGGGCGAGGCGTATGAGTGGTATTACGCGTCGGCTGCGGCACGCAATAGCCAGACGCGGACGCCGATTACCGATGGCGCGGTGAACAAGCCCTGGGTGTGGCGGGCGAAGGATCTCGTGGGGTGGTGGTCGAATGCGCATCGCGAGCGGGTCGGCGGTGTGGAGCTTGCCACGGCAACGGCGTGGGTGGCGCAGGGCAAGCCGATCTGGCTGACGGAATTCGGCTGTCCGGCGGTTGATCGCGGGACGAACGGGCCGAATGTGTTTCCGGATGCGAAATCATCCGAGAATGCGCTGCCACATTTTTCACGCGGCAATCGGGATGATCTGATCCAGACACGGCTGATCGAGGCGATGGCGGAGCGGTTTGATCCGGCGCAGGCGGGGTTTGATGCGGCGCATAATCCGGTGTCCAACGTC